GGTGAGGACTTCTGATAATGACTATGGAAGAGTCAACCTTTGTTAGACATGAGCCATGCCCATCGTGTGGCTCATCCAACAATCTGGCTCGTTATTCCGATGGACACGCCACCTGTTTTTCGGGTGGCTGTTCACACTACGAGCATGGAGACGGTACAATACCAAACCATAAACCCGCGACAAGCGCAAGGACATTAGAGATGACAGGTGTAATAGCGGCAATCCCTGATCGTAGAATCAACCAAGAGACAGCCAAGCGGTATGGTGTTACGGTTGAGTACGGTACTGACGGGACGATAACTAAGCACCACTACCCTTACCACGATAAAGATACAGGCGTGGCTACAGGGACTAAGGTACGGATTGTAGAGAACAAGCAATTCTATGCCACGGGTTCCTTTGACAATGCAGGGCTGTTTGGTCAGCAAGCATTTAAGGCAGGTGGCAAGTATATAACAGTAGTAGAGGGAGAAGCAGACGCACTCGCAGTTAATGAAATGTTTGATGGTAAGTGGCCTGTTGTATCCATTAGGTCAGGTGCGGCCAGTGCCGCCAAAGACATCAAGGCTAATCTTGAGTGGCTTGAGTCTTTTTCAAGCGTGGTCATATGCTTTGACAATGATAAGGCAGGGCAAGAGGCCGCAAGGTCAGTGCTTGACTTGTTCACCCCCAACAAGGCTAAGAACGTCACACTGCCCATGAAGGATGCAGGGGACATGCTCAAGGCTCGTAAGGTGCAGGACTTTGTTAAGGAGTGGTGGAACGCTAAGACCTATCAGCCTGACGGTATCGTGGCAGGTAATGAGACTTGGGATCTAATCATCAAGCAGTCCAACGTGAAGTCCATTGACTATCCGTGGTCATGCCTGAATGAGTACACCCACGGCTTTAGACCTAAGGAGCTAGTGACCATTACCTCTGGCTCAGGCATGGGTAAGTCACAGATAGTCAGGGAGCTTGAGCATTACTTGCTTGGCGCTACTGAAGATAACATAGGTATCCTAGCGTTAGAGGAGGACATACCCAAGACAGCGTTGGGCATCATGTCCATTGAGGCTAACAAGCAGTTACACCTTGACAAGACAGTGACTCAAGAAGAGAAGAAAGGATACTGGGACAGGACGTTAGGGTCAGGACGTATCTATATGTTTGACCACTGGGGTTCTACGAGCGAGGACAACCTATTAGGCCGCATACGTTACATGGCTAAAGGCTTGGACTGCAAGTGGATCATCTTGGATCACCTCAGCATCGTGGTCAGCGATCAAGACAACGGTGACGAGCGTAAAGCTATTGACAGCATTATGACAAACCTTAGAAAGCTAGTGCAAGAGACAGGTGTAGGGCTATTTTTAGTATCACACTTGCGTAGACCTAGTGGCTCAAAGGCGCATGAAGATGGCGGCAGGATTAGCTTGGGTGAGTTGAGAGGTTCAGCAGCAATAGCACAACTTAGTGACATTGTTATTGGCTTAGAGCGAGATCAGCAACACGCAGACCCTGAGACACGCAACACGACCTGTGTACGAGTGTTAAAAAATAGGTTCGTGGGCTTGACAGGACCAGCGTGTTACCTGTATTATGATAAGGTCAGTGGTAGAATGATAGAAACCAGTTGTCCAGTAGGTAACGAAACGGAGTTTTAATGAAAATAGTATTTGACATAGAGGCTAACGGTTTAAACCCTGATAGGGTGTGGTGTATCGTTGCTCACATTGTAGGCACTGAAGAGTTCTTTGAGTTTCACGGCTTCAGTTTGTTTGACTTCAATGAGTGGCTTCTAGGCTTTGATAACTGTGAAGTGATAGGCCATAATATAATTGGCTATGACATACCAGTGTTGGAGAGATTATTAGGTACTGATTTTAGCAAGTGTAAGATTACGGACACCCTAGTCCTATCAAGACTAGCGAATCCCTCAAGGGACGGTGGACATTCTTTAGAGAGTTGGGGACAGACACTAAACCAACCAAAAGGTGATTATAATGATTGGGATAATTTCTCGCATGATATGTTGGAGTATTGTGTACAGGATGTTAAAGTTAATACGTTGGTGTACAAGAGATTACTTTCTGAGCTTAAGGGTTTTGAGCCTGAGTGCATTAATCTCGAGCATCAAGTACAGGGTATTATTTCAAGCCAGATTAAAACAGGTTGGCTCTTAGACCAAGAGAAGTCATACAACTTATTAGCTAGATTAAAGGAGAAAAAGAATGACCTTGAAGACGAAGTACATAAGGTTTTCAAACCGTTACCGACATTTATCAAAGAGATTTCCCCTAAGATTAAGAAGGATGGTACGCTCTCTGTTGTTGGACTCAAGTTCCTTGGTGAGCAATGGCAAACAGCAGTAGCACCTTTCAGCCGCATAGACTTCCCTGTGTTCAATCTAGGGTCACGACAGCAGATAGGTAAGCACCTACAGTATTACGGGTGGAAACCTAAGCAATTCACTGAGACAGGACAGGCCATCGTTGATGAGGCAGTGCTAAGTACAGTGAAGGGAATACCAGAGGCCGCGTTGATTGCTGAGTATCTTATGATACAGAAGCGTGTGGCACAGGTACAGAGTTGGTTGGAGGCTGTTCAGGACAACGGGCGGGTACATGGGTATGTTAATTCCAACGGTGCAGTGACGGGCCGCATGACACATTCTAGTCCGAACATGGGTCAAATTCCCGCAGTGTACTCACCTTACGGCAGAGAGTGCAGAGATGTTTGGATTGTGCCAGAGGGATACAAGTTGGTAGGTATGGACGCAAGCGGCTTGGAATTGCGAATGTTAGCACATTATATGAATGACGAGGGATACACAAATGAAATTCTCACGGGAGACATCCACACGGCAAATCAGTTGGCTAGTGGCCTTGAAACTAGAGATCAAGCAAAGACTTTCATCTACGCTTTCCTTTATGGGGCCGGAGATGCTAAGATCGGAAGTATCGTTGGAGGAACTAAACAGGATGGTAAAAGACTTAAGGACAAGTTCCTCAGAAATACGCCTTCTCTTGGAAGATTACGAGAACGAGTTGGCATGGCGGCAGGAAGAGGTTATGTTTATGGCTTGGATGGACGAAGGGTCTATGTACGGTCAGAACACGCGGCACTAAACACTTTGTTGCAGTCAGCAGGTGCTATCGTAATGAAAAAAGCGTTGTGCTTACTTAACGAATATGCTATACTATGGGGTATAGACTATAACTTTATAGGGAATATACACGATGAAATCCAGACAGAGGTTAGAGCAGAGAAAGCACAGGTTTTCGGAGGCCTCGCCACCAGTTGTGTCGAAGCCGCAGGACTCCATTTCAAACTCAACTGCCCCCTTGCAGGAGACTTTAAAGTTGGAAATAGTTGGGCAGACACACACTAATTCTACTAAGATAAGTGGAGATTAAAATGAAAATCAGGCTAAGTAAACAAGATTCACACACCTGTCAACTTATGGGTGCTGATACTGTTAAGCTGTGTGAGATGCAAGGTTTTAAACCTAGATTGGACAACAAAAGACAGTCTAGAGTTGAGGCCAATGTATATGGTTTTAAAGCAGAATTTGCTGTTGCCAGATTATTTGATTTAGAACTACCTGTCATTAATGTCGCTACAGATGGTGGTGTCGATCTTTGGTTTGATGATCTCACCATTGACGTTAAATTTACTAATAGTGAGTACGGTAAGTTGATTTTTGACTCTATGCCAAAATTTAAGTCAGAGTTTGGTGTTTTGGTGGGTCGAACTGAAGACCCAGATGTCATGCGTGTAAACGGTTGGATAGATCGGAATAGCTTTGAAGATAACTGTCATACCCACAATTTTGGATATGGTGATAGGCTTTACGTACAACACGATGAATTATTTTCAATAGAGAGTTTATGGTTAAGGCTCATGCAACATAAATTTAAACATAAAGTTGAACAGGAGTTTTAAAATTGAACATACAAGAAACGTCCCCCATTACCCATAAGGGTAAGTACTACAAGGACAATAAATCCGCAGTGCAGGCAAGGGATGCCAAACGTATGTGGGTAAACGGTAAGGAAGTTAAGAAGACACACCCCCTGTACAAAGCAGGACGCTACAAAGGGTTTGAGCAAGCGGCCTTTAGTTCCTTGGAAAACTACAAGGACAGTGCAGAGGGTGAGGTTTATATAATTACTAACAAAGCGTGGCCTGAGTGGGTAAAGGTAGGCATGGCTGTAGACTCACAGGATAGGCTTAAGAATTATCAAACATCCTCACCGTTTAGAGATTATAGTTTATTGTATTCTTATGAAGTAAACGATAGAAGGGCAGGGGAATCAGTGGCACACGCAAGACTAGCCAAAGAGTGTAACAACATCAACGAGTGGTTTAGATTACCACACGCTATAGCTAACGAGCTAATACTGGAAGTGATACATGAATACTAAACCAAAAGGTAAGCCCTTTGACAAATGCTTTATTGATGCTGATTCAATTATCTACCGGATAGCTATGAAGGGCATTAGTTTAGAGATAGCTAAGAAGTATTATGATGAGGAGATAGAGAAGATAGGATGGGACACTTGTAGTAGTGAAGTGTTCGTAGCTATCAAAGGCTCAGGTAACTTTCGTTATGAGATAGCTGAGGATTATAAGAACAACCGAAAACAACAAGGCGAAGAAGACCCTGATCCCAAGCTGACGGAAAGACGCAAGGCAATTAATGAGTACGCCTACAGCTTAGGCCACCATAAGTCAGACGGTTGTGAGGCAGATGACATAGTAAGTATATGGGCGCAGGAAGCACTGGACGCTGAGGAACACTTTGTCATAGCTCACATAGATAAAGACATTGACATGGTAGAAGGTTGGCATTATAACTTCAACAAAGAAACTTTATACCACACAAGTAAAGAACAAGGTCACTACAAGATGTGTTTACAAATGCTTACTGGTGACTCTACTGATAAGATTCAAGGGATTGTAGGTGTAGGGATTAAGACAGCAGAGAAGATATTGGCGAAAGTTCCTGCTGTTGATATGTTAGAGAAAGTACAGGAGGCTTGGGAGAAAGCACATCCTGATGATTGGCAGGACAGGCTAGAGGTATGTTGGAACTTGATCTATATGCGTAGGGATTGGGATGGCTTTTGTAGGTTGAACTTAGAGGAGACTCTGAATGGCTCAGTTTAGATCAGGACTTGAGAAAAACTTATCAGAGAAGTTAGACGGTCAGTATAAGTTTGAGCCTTACAGCTTACCTTATACGACACACAGGAAGTACATACCGGACTTTGTACATGAAGACAAGAAGGTATTGATAGAGTGCAAGGGGTTCTTTAGGGCGGGTGATACACAGAAGTATACAGCGGTGCGAGATAGTCTCGACAACTGGGAACTAGTGTTTGTCCTGAGCAACCCAAGCAAGAAGGTAAGGAAAGGCGGCAAGATTACAATGGGCGAGTGGTGTGAGAAGAATAACTTTAAGCACTACACGGTTGACACAGCAAAGGAAATGACAAAGTACATTAAAGGGAAGAAGAAGCCATGTCCTTAACACTTGAAGAGCTTAAAGAAAAGATTATAATAAATGTAGATGAGTTGTTAGTCCTTGAAATGCTAGACATCAGCACTAAAGATTTGTTAGAGGCTTTTGAACATAGGCTTATCAGAAACTTTGATGAGTTTGCTGAAGAATTTAAAGATGAGGAAATGATTGATGAGACTTAATGACGCAACACCTGCTGAGTGGGACAGACTACGTAAAGAACACCCTGCTATCGTGCCTTCAATAGATAAAGCTATGAAAGCCTACCACGACATAGCGGACAATGAGCTTGAGGATGTAGTTAATAAGCCCAAGCATTACAACACAGGCAATATTGAGTGTATTGAGGCAATAGAAGAGTCCATGTCCTCAGTAGCGTTTAAAGGGTATCTCAAAGGCAACTGTCTGAAATACTTATGGCGTTATGATTACAAAGGCAAGCAAGTAGAAGACCTACAGAAAGCCACATGGTATCTAAACAAATTAACCGTAATGGTTGCAGAGGAGAATAATTAATGGATCAGTATCAGCAGTTTATACACAAGAGCCGTTACGCACGTTGGATGCCAGATGAAAGCCGCAGAGAGACTTGGAGTGAGACAGTCAATCGCTATGTTTCATTTTGGAAAGACCGTGACCAGATCACAGCCAAAGAAGGACAGAAGTTGTATGATGCTATCCATAACCTAGAAGTCATGCCGTCTATGCGTTGTATGATGACAGCAGGGGTAGCCTTAGACAAAGACAACGTAGCAGGGTTTAACTGTAGCTACTTGCATATCGACTCTCCACGAAGCTTTGATGAGTTGATGTATGTCTTGATGTGCGGCACAGGTGTAGGCTTTAGTGTTGAACGTAACTTCATCACTAAGCTACCTGAGATTGCTGAGTCATTCCACAAGACTGACAGCCTCATCGTAGTGTCGGACAGCAAGATTGGATGGGCTTCCGCATTCCGTGAGT